ATCTTTAGGTCTTGGGTTATGCTTGTTAAAGGACTTCTTTGCAGAGCCTCTTTTGCGTTTGCCAAAGCTAACTTTGTTATTGTTCTCTTTAATCTTTGCCATAATTCTTTGCGTGTATGTCTTTTAGAAACTCTTTATATTGTTTTTTGTCTCCGTATTCTATGTGGCACTTCCTACACAATCCCATTAGGTTTTCAATCGTGTCTTTGTCTTTGCTGCCACCCATACCCCTCGCCTCAATATGATGTATGTCTACCGCTTGTGAGCCACACACTTCGCAAGGAATAAAGTCCGTTTTTTTATACCCCATTCCCTGCAAATATATATGTGTGTGTTTCTGCATACTTTCCCCATTAAATTTTCCGTTGATTAATAATTAAAAAATTTAAGTATGCAAATTATTTTCCGTCTATTTCTTTTAGTTTGTTAATCGCCCACTCGATACCACTCGTACCGCCCCAGCAGTCCCACATTAACCCACCGCAACCTTCACTATAAGGTACGTCTTTATGTTGTTGGTGTCTTTTAAAAGAAGCCATACGAGCAATCGTATCTCTACTTATTCCTTCTCTATTAGCTAATTGGTTTGCTCTTGCCTTTCCTGTTGCTTCTCCGCAAGAACCCCACCCGTGTTCCTTTACCCACTTCAAAGCTCTCTTTGCGTTGTTAGTTGCACTTTCGGGATAGTCGGTATAGCTTTCGGCAAACTTGCCACCTGCAAGGATAGCCTTCCAAACTTGGTTAGCCTTCTCTTCGGTATCGTAAACGCAACCGCCTGAGCCTATTCTATATTTCCCGTTTGAGCATTTTATTACTGGCATAGTTTACTATAAATATACTTTCTGTCTAAATTTATCTCGTCAAAGTTATACTTCTTTTGGCAGAACTCAAATAGCTTTTGTCCGCTTTCCTTTCTCATATCCGCGTCGCTTACTAAATCTTTAATATGTTTATACCAATCCTTTTGACTTTTAACGTAATGCACTGGCATATCTAAATAAGGATTGACATAGCTAACTATGGCAGGGTTCTTTTTAGCAGCCGTTTCTAATACCTTAAGGTTTGATTTCATAGCGTTAAACTTGTTATCTACGAGTGGAATAACTGAAATATCGCTATCCGTATAAGCACCCATATATTCCGTTACCTTTGCATAGTTGTAAATAGTAGGGTTAAGCTTTAGTCCGCAAGTAAAGGCATCAATCATTTTATCCCATATAGGTTTCTCCCCGTCATTGTAACCTGCAATAACAGTTCTTATATTCATACCTTGTAGCCTTTTGAACGGCTGCCTTAGTATTTCTAAATCTCTTTCGTGTGTTCCGCTACCGCTCCAAAACAATCTTACTTTGTAATCTTCGGTCTTGTTATCCTGGAACTGCTCTTGCCCATAAGGTAAAGCGTTTGGTAAGATGTGAACGTTCTTATTAAATGGGCTTATCTCTCCTGCTAACCTTTCGTGTGTGGTTGTGCAAAGGTCTGCTATCTCTAAGTAATCTGTAATTAATTTAGGTATTTTATTATACTTGTATCTCCAATATAACAAATGGCTTTCGCTAAGTTCCCAGTAATCATCATTATCGACTATCAACTTAAAGCCATACTTAGTGCGCCAAGTGTCCATTTTTTTTGCATCAATCTCGTTAAGCATTCTATTCATTAACACAATATCCCAACCTTGTTCAAGTAGTTCGTCATTCAATACATCGGTAATAAGTGCGTACTCTTTTTCCATATAAACAATAGGCATCATTATTCGGTGCAGTCCTACACCCGAATTGGCTGAAGTTATACAAAGTATTTTCATAAGTTTATATAATATGTTTTATTCCCATTTGTATAAGCAGATACATTGTTGCTATGCAAACTCCAGGTCTTTTGTACTAATTCATTTTTATTGTAACCATAAGCATCAATGCTATTTTGCTCAATATGATTAGCGGTATATTCTTTAATAAATTTCGTATGCAAACCTGCTGCCCTGCATCTCGTACAATAATCTAAATCTATTGCTCCGTATGGGTCAAGTTCTTGATTGAATGCACCAACTCTTTTTATAGTTTCTTTTGTTATAGTAAAGTTGCCAATTAAATCAGCCGTGTCATTACCTGTACTATGTAAAGGAATAGAACAAATACCAATAGTTTTGTCTTGTAAAAAGTCATTTCTTATTTGCAACCAATTATCAGGTTCTAATATATCGTTACCCATAATAGTTACATAATCTATATTATCAAAGTTTAAATTCCTTAATCCTTTATTAGTTGCAAATGCTATACCTTCTTCATTAATGATAGTTACTATATCAATATGCTTACCTGCATTTTTGATATTTTCAAACAATGTATTGATGTTCCTATCTTTATAGTTTAAGTATACTATTGCATTCATTATCTTATGTTTGAGCCGATTTCTCGTGCAGGTACTCCTGCGTATTTAGTATTTGGTTTTGCATCTCCTTTTACAAATGCACTTGCTCCTATCATACAATTTTCTCCTACGTTTGCAAATTGATGTAGTACTGCGTTTAGTCCTATGTTAGCACCTTTATCAATAATTGAATGCCCACCTATTTTTGCTCCGCAGCTTATAGTAACATTATCTAAGATTGTGCAGTCGTGTCCAATGTGTGCGTGTTTCATAATGAAACAATTATTACCAATGAATGTGTCTATCTCCGTTCCTGCGTCTATTGTTACAAGTCCTGTAATAACATTGTTATCGCCAATGTAAACTTTGCCTTTTTCTTTTTGCCAAAACTTCTTATGCTCGGCAGGGTCGCCAATAATACAATAAGCACCAATGTAGTTGCCATCTCCGATAATTACGTTATCGCCAATGATAGCGGTAGGGTGGATAAAGTTAGCCATTCTTTTTTTTATTTTTAGGTTTAGGTTGTTCTTCGTACCAAGTATACAAGCGTTTAATCATATCGAAGATACAATTACCGCACCATACTGTTAAGATAAAATCTGCACTCATATACTTTCGATAAATATGCTCGTACATTTTTAAGATGTTTAAGTCGATGTTACGCACATATCCGTTTTGTACTGTATGCCAATTACCAACGTGGTCATCTAAAAATTTGCGGTGTTCTATTTCCATAAGTTCCACATTAGTTTTGAAAGTAAAGGTGCTGCAACTCCTGGTATAAATACAAACGCAATTATGTCGGTACATATTGTAGGCAGTAAATATAAAGCCAATCCACTCCAAGCTGCTAAACAACTCGTGCAACTAAAAGGCTTAAAATCTAATTTCCACTTCCTATGAAATTGGTGTACCTCTACAAAGAATATTGCAAAGCATATCGCTGCTATAATTATCATTTGCGTAATTGTTTTTTTAATTCACGTTTAGTTAGCTTAAGTTCCCTATGGATTGACATATACGGGATGCCTGTAACCCTGCTAAGTTCTTTAGCGTTGCAGTTGTGCTTAATTGCATACACTCTTAAAAGTTCCGCTTTGTACCAGTGCATTTTAGATAACTCATCTTCTACTTTGTTAAGTAAATCTTCGTCTCTATCGTGTACAATCAATTCTACTTCTAAAGGTTTTCGGTATGTTCTGTAAAATTGGCTTGTGTTACTTTGCATCATATTAATCATAGTCCTAACCAAGTAAAACTTTAACACGTTGCGTGTGCGCATATCTATTAACCTATCTTCTTCCATTTCACATAGCACCTTAAATAGTTCGCTTCTTAAATCTTCTCGTAAATCTTCAGGCTGCATTTTATCTATTGCTTCCTTAAGTTCTCGGCTTTCCCAAAGTTCTAATATGATGCTATTCTTGTTCATATTCTTTTAAGGTTAGTTTGCCGTTCTCTTCGGTTGCTATGTAACAAAAACAATTTGCCGTTTTTGCTAAGTTTAAAAATGATATTTGATAGCTGCTAAGTTTATCTCCTATTGCTTTTGTTTCGCAGTAAACCGCTACACCGCTTTTAGTGTGAAAACCTACAACATCTGGAACACCCTTTAAACCTATAAAGGTGCGACCTCTAACCGCAAGGTTATTGTTACGCCATACAAAGCACCCGTTTTTATTTAGAGTTTGGATTGCTTGTTTGGTTAATTCGTTTGCGGTCATATTACAAAACTATATTAAGAAAATGAAACTTTACCATTTTTAATTTGCAAATCAAAAAATAAAGCTACGGCTACGGCTCGAGCCTGGTTCTTTAGCCATTGTTCAGTCCACTCGTCTCGGTACTGCTTTGCGCTTATGATATCCATTTTATTAGCTTTGTAGGTAATAATCTCCATAAGTTTCTTTTTTGCAAGTGCGCCATCTTCTTTAGTCCATACCTTAATTCCTGAACTATTAAGCTTTGTAAATACACTTAATGGGTTAAATAGCCTATCAAAAGTTCGGTTTTCCAGAAGCTTATACTCTTGGTAACTGTAATCAATTATCTCTAAATCGGTTAAGTGTGGGATTGCTTCTACTCGTTCTTGTGGTATCATTTTTCTTACTTCGTTTGCTTTTTTCTTATACCTATCCATTACCTGACTAAAGTATGCAGGGCTGAAGTTCTGGTAGTGGTCTATAAAGTCATTAGCTACCATTTGCTTAAACGCTACTTTAACCTCGTTTATTGTAAAGCCGCCATACTCGGTTCTTATCCAATCCTCTAAAATTGCTAATTTAACTTCGCCTGGGTTGTTAATACCTACAAGCTGCATCAAGTAAACAAGGTTTTGTTTAAATATGGTAGAGTTCAGATTGCGAACTCTCTCCCCCGAAAAGCTTTGCATAATCTCCTTCTCCATAGGAAGTAGAGTGGATATAGTTGTAGTTTCTAAGGTTGTCGAGTTCGTGCTTATTAAGTTTTGGCTTATTGTTTGTAGTTCCTTTTGCATATGTGGTTGAGTTAGTTATCCAATTATTTGCTGATGCTCTCCAATTTTTCATAGGGTTCTTACCTACTTTCCACCCGTTGCTTTCGTAATAGTTAAAAAACTTTTCGGCTTCTATTTTGCCTTGTTCTAATCCAATACGAAAACTAAAATACTCTAAGGCTTGTTCAAAATTACATTTTGCATTTGTATTTTCTGCAAGTTTTTTCTTTACCATTACCTTATCCTTATCCATATCCATTTCCTTATCCATATCCATAGCACCATATAAGGTGCTTACAAGGGGCTTAAATTCCTCATCTATTAAATTGTATTTTTGTAAAACTTTAATAATTCCGCCGTGTGCTTTGTTGTCTGGGTTAAGTCCACTTGGATACTGAAAATCTATAAAGGAAGGTATGTACCATTTGTTACCTTCATCTATTCTAATAATTTTATCTCCAAAAAATTTTAAAGCTTCACGCTCCGTTATTTGTTCGCCTATCCTAATTCTTGCTACGTCAATGTCTACCTGCCAAATTCCTGCGTGGTCGCAGTCATCACAGATGTAAAGCCATAGAAGTTTGTAAGGTGCTGAAAGGTTGCGGATAAAAGGTTTTTTCCATTTCTCCG